CAGCCATGCTGTCCGCACACGAAATCGGCCAGATGTAAGCTGCCGCTTGTCATGGGGCTCTGGTGGGCCCTTGCCAAAAACCGAAAAGCCCTGCGATCCGTCGTGGGGCTTTTTTGTTTGGTGACTTCCTACAGAGCGAGATTGCAGACTGTGGTGGGCCGCACCTGGATACAACGCCGTGACTGGGTTAGCCTTCCATGTTGATAAGCCGTTGCAGGCCAACGGCTTGATGGGGAAAAGTTCACAAAAGCAGAAAAGCGCCTTGATCTCTAAAGCTTGGATCGGTATCTACGCGGTCAAGGACACGTGGCCGAGTGGTCGAAGGCGCTCCCCTGCTAAGGGCGAGTGCTTTTTTTATATTCTCACGTAATATCAGTGAGTTATGTCACTTGTTGAATCGTGACTGTTTGGGTTTTGCAGATTTCCGCTTTTCTTCCCGAGAGAACGCATCCAGTACATTTTGAGAACCTTGCCGTGAGTGCGCATAGGTATCCAGAAGCACGCGCGGGCTTGACCAGCGGCCGTGTTTGGCAACATCTACCGGGTTCACGCCGCGCCTGACAACGGTCTCTGTGCCGAAGCCGTGGCGGCCAGCAGCATGCGGACCGATGTACTCAATGCCTGCTTGTTTACATGCGTGTTGCCACGGGCCGTATATGCTGTGCCGGTTTGCGTATCCAAAGACTTTTCCATTCCGGGGAGGGAGGTTTGCAAGGGTAACCACCATATCTGTTGTGATGCTCACCCATTGTGCCGGGTGGCCTTTGGATGGTGGCATCCAGACACGATGGTTTTGGAGATCAAGGTCATCTGGTACCAGCTCAATGGCTTGCGTAACTCGGGCCCCGGTGGTGAACATGAATAGCGCTAGCGCGCTCATATAGGGGTTTGCATGCTCGCGGAACTTATCAAGCCACTCCCATGAGCCGGGAGTCTTCTCGGCGCGGCTTTGCTTGCCTCTTGCCGCATCTTGAGCCTGACGCTCTGCGGGTGTGTAGGCTTTGACCTTGATGGGTGGCGTTCCCTTTATTTGGTGCGCATTGTTTATGACAGCGCTAATGGGAACAACGACCTGTCTTCTCCAGGTATCCGTTGCCGCTTTGGGGTAGATTTGCCTGCCCAGATTTCGAACTTCGTTGGGTGTTATGTCCCGGACCTTCTTTGCCGCCAGGTGGGGCAGGATCTTCTGAAGGTAGCCTGCCTCCGCCGGTTTGGCCGGGTACAGAATGACGGCTGCAGCGAAGGTCAGCTCATCTTTTTCTGATGGCGCATCTGGTCCAAGGATCGCACGTTGCCGCGCTTGCCTTTCGATCTCTGCGAGCTTCGCTGTTGCGACCGCTTCATCAGATGTTCTGAGGCTTCTGTCAATGTAGCCGTCGATGCCATCAGCGCGTCCACGGATCCACCATTTGAGGCCTTTTCGATAGATTGTGAGAGGCATGGCTTTTCCTCGAAAATACGATCTATATGTTCCGGCAAGAGCAGCATCGCATTGCCGAGAGTGCAAAAGGCACCCAACCGGCGAGCGCGCTCTCGGAGCTTGCGTTCAGAGACCGGGATTCCGCGTTCACTGAAAACAGTTACCCATTCATCCGGTGTTTTTCCAGCTTGTAGAACTTTAGGCATTGGTTGTGACATGCAACCCTCTAATATTCGCCTGAGGCTTTCATTTTGGCAGATCATGTTGCTCCTGCCAGCGTACCTGTTGACTGACGTTCCATTCTGCCCTGAACCAGCCATTCTGCATCTTTCCGATATTTCAAAAGGGGCCGTTTCTTGCTGCGATCAAGGCTGCATCCAAAGCCGGTGTTAGCCATAGGCCAGCACTGGCTAACAGCATCAAGAATGCCAGTTTTGCTGCTTCACTCAGCAGAAATACGGCATTTCGGATTCCGGGGTATCTGCCGAGCATTCGATCCTCCTGATTGTGTGGTGGGGAGGTGCACAGTGATCACGGCAGACTTTATTAGCGGTAGTATGGACAGTCTTCGAGGTACTCGAACTCGATGCGATTGACTTTCGATTCAGGTGGGCGTTTGTGATGATCTGCGAACATGCGCACGAAGTCTTCAGGGGAATACTCCGGAAAACCTTCGCGCGCGCAATCCTCTTGACTGATGTCTTTAAGGCACTCTGTTTGCACAGAAACGACCCGGATTTGACAAAGTCGTTTGACTTTTTCGCCCGGTTTTAGGCCCATGCCTTTTTCGACAGCGTTGAGAACTGTACCTGGCTTCAGAAAAGCCCAGCCAAAGCGCCGAGTGACTGTCTTTTTGCGGTTTATGATTTGCTGTTTTGTAAGAGCAAAACTCATGTTTCTTGGCATGCTATCACTCCTGTGAGAAGGACGGTCAGGGTTATCCTGACCGTCCGTATTACCCGTCACTATGGGAGGAGTGGTGGACGGGTTTAATCTGCAAATTATTTACATCACCCTATAGGGTTAATGTCAAACAATAAAGAGTGACTGGTCATATTTTCCGAAGTTGCATTTGAAGGACGCAGACCTTGTTACCCTCTGCATCCAAAACCACAGGGCCGATTTTCTCTGTTGGCAGTGCGATCCTCGTCAGCCAGCGCGCGAAGCCTGGATGCATAAGGGCGATAAGCCGTTCTGCTCCGACACCTATTGCTCTTTTGGCAAGAGCTCTGGCGTTGGCGGATAGCGCCTCGTTTTTTGTTTCTGGATCAAGAGTAGGGCAGGCCGTAAAGCGTGTAGCTTCCCAGCATTTTTCGTCAGTTGGAAGAAAGGGAATTTGAGGGTCTGGAAGCCCGTTCAAGCGCTTGAGAGCCGCATCCCTTATCATGTAGGACTGGCCGCCCATGTCAAATGAGCATGGATTCATGCGGCTTGCTGCAAGGACAACACCGTCCCGGTGGGTGATTACGTATTCCGTGTTTCCAGTGTCATATTGATCCCATTCGATGAGAGTATTGTGCGGAACTTTCCACTTAAGCTCATCGACAAATAGCGCCTTCCGTATCTGAAGGTGCTGAAGCCATAAATCCCCATATTCGTGGATGGTCTCGAAAGACATAGTGACAGATTGCATAGATCCCTCCTAGTTGAGTTAGGAGGCTACGATCGCGGATCTGAATGCTTTCGGCTGCTAGTTTATTTGGTGAACTTTTTGCTCCAGCCCAAAGCCGGCGCGCGCTGCAAGGGCGACTACAGTTGCAAAATTGTCGACGCCAATGTGTCGTTGGATTGCCTTTTTGCGCTGCTTGATAGCGTCTTCACTAACCCGAAAATGATGAGCTATCTCTTTTGCCTTGTGGCCTGAACTCGCGAGTTGAATTAGCTCCTTCTGTAACGGTTGCAAAGCCAGCGTCCGGTTACATAGCTCTTCAAGATGATAACCAGTGAGCAGTTGATGGACCTTTTGTTTCTCGGCTTGGCTGAAGGGTTTGGTTCTTGCCACACCTGCGATCAATCTATTTCCGCCAATGCAGGATGAAAAGGCAATGCCAGCCTTGATGTCTCTAGCGTAGGCTGCCGACAAAAAGCTATTATTCGGATTTGTGATTTGCCACTCGATCAGGCCGGTGTTGTTCAAGCCGAATATTACAACCGGGTCATATTTTAGGCCGTTCATCGCAAAATACTCGCTTTGCCACTCGGCGCTGTAAGTGGTTTCCAGGTCGACTTCTCCCATCGTGAATCGACCTTTTCCAATCGCGTAGCCCTGATAGGCTATAAGCTTAAAGTTCTCGTCCATAGCATTGTCCATTTAACCCTTTCGGGTGAAAATACTATAAAAAGTAATATCTCCGCAACCACATAGAAAACGTGTTGTAGAGTGGAACAAACAGTAGGTGCGCGGGTGCCTCTGCATGCGTCAAAAAGGAAACTGCATGAAGGCCTAACCCTTTAAGGTTACATTCACCAAATTTGTATTTACACCTGACGATGGTTGTGTAAGTTTAACCTGCATACTTTACGTGAGGTTGCTATGGATTCTAAGCAAAAAAGTGCAAAGGTGGAATTATCGATTATTATTAGCCGGATGTCCGATGTTCAGGCTGGTGAATTGTTGAAGAAAATAAAACAAAATCAAGAAGCAAGCTATTTCAATTTATCCAGCAAAGAGCGCGCTTCATCTTCGGACATTCCGTTTATGAGTTCATAAAGTTCGGCTTTAGCGGTTGATAGTGGGTTGTCACTGTCCAATATTTGCGCTGACGGCAGTCCGATCACGCTACAAATCGCTTCGAGGGTCGACCAGCGTAATGATTTAGTGTCTGCTCGCAGGAACTTAGACACTGTGTTGATGCTGTAACCTGCTTTTTCCGAAACTTCCTTAGGTGTCATTCGTTTGTAGGCAATAATTGCTGCAAGATTTCGCCGGCGCCGATCCCAAAGATCCTCTTCATTGGGCTTAACAGTACTTTTTTTCACGTTAGGTATCCCTTGGGGTTAAGAGTTGGGACATTTTCACCCTTAACGGTGAAAATGTGAACATGCCAAAAAGTGATTTCATCAAAATAAAAAGATGTTATATAACCCTATAGTGTGAATGTAGCTATAAGGGGGTTTGCTATGGAAGATGGAACCAGAATTCCGAATCCTGCTGAGTTTCGGGAATGGGTTATTCAAACCATGGCGGCTCTCCAAATTAGCCCGCACTATTGGAGTACCGCCGCCGGTATTGGTCCTAACGCAATCAGCAAGTTTATTAGCAACGAACAACGAGACTTGCGGATGGGAACAGCCTCCGCAGTTTACAGCGCTGCTTTTCGGCTCGCAGCGGAAAAAGACACCGTTCTTCCACCTCTCAAAGCTCGGCAGGTTTTCGACGGCGAGCCAGTGGGCGATGCTCATGTCTAGTGCTTGTTGCGGCTGCATAATCCCCACAAAGCCATCAGAGTGCTCTAGCAAGCCAGTGTCGAACCTCATAACCTTCAACGAACATTCCAGCTTGTCCATTACTCAACCAATCGATGCGATCCGAGCGAAATGTACGGACTTCATCTACTTCCCAGCAGTAGGCATCGATATAGAAAAAGTGCTCGCCGATTTCGGGGTCTGGGTACCAAATGGTTTTAACCCGAATGGTGAGTTCGCTCTCTATTCCGTACCTGTTGTGATAGCCGATTGTGAGCTCTTGGCCTACGAGCGAGCTTATGCCCCTATTTTTATCTCGGCGTTGAAGATACTGATTTCTGTAGTGTTCAAGTTGCTCTTCCTGATGCTGCTGTTCGCGGCGCTTGCGCAGGTGGCGCCTTTTGGCAAAAAACCAAATGAGGAACACAAGGGCGAGGAAAATGAAAAGGGTAGTGGGGCTCATGCAACAAGCTCCCTGATCTTTTTGAACAAGATCGCAAAGCTTTGCCAGCGGTTGTTATTAGTGCGAGGGCTGGTGTCGATCATTGGCCCATTCCCTCACTTCATCACCGCAAACAGAGTTCCTAGGCGGCCGTGCGGGCCTGAGGGCCTCGCTGCCGATTTTCGTTCCGTCCGGGCGCCTGCCGTGCTCGATGCACCAGTCGCGGTAGTCTATGTCTCCTTTATCTCGTGGAGCGTGTTGCGGGTTCGTGATCATATCGAACAAGATTACACCCGCCATGATTGCGAAGTGTACAAGGATGACAAACGCTGTGGGGGCGTTGTTTGCCTCATCCGGAAACTTGCTGCCGCTCACAATCACGACCATGCATTTCGATATAACAAGAACGCAAAACAACAATATATTCAGACGCATAGTAGCCCCCCGTGGCGCGGTGTGTGTGATCCACGCTACCAATCACCGGTAGATTCGGCTCCCCTGCAAGCAAGGGGGATAGTTCATGGGGGGGAAGGTGACTGCGCCCGCAGTTTGTTGGCAGGCCGGGGTTACAGGCTCGGCCTGTTGCACGCCCCAGAGCCTAGATCAGGCTATTTCTTCGTCTTTTACCTGCTGTTGGTAGACGGGCACCACCTCTGCTTTGAATTGGGCAACAACCATTTCCAGTTCCTGGGCGTTGTTGCTGGTCAGTTGCTCGGTTTCTGCGGCCAGCAGGGACACCATGTGCCTGCACACGGTTCGGCTGCCACAGCTACAGATCATGGAAAATGTGCCGGGCCCGTACACAACGTGGACCCGCTGTTGGCGTTCGTTTTGTGGCTTAAGATCAAACGTGAAACTTGGCATGTAATTACTCCTTCGAGTGCTTGCGGGAGCGCGATTAAGCGTGCCTTCCCGGCATTTTCGAAAAAGGGCCATGCCATCAAGGTTACGCCCCGCAACTCCCTGAAACTAAATGGCTACAGGCGCAGTCGTGGTTGGGCGTGCAGTGCCAAGTTTGCGGGAATTGCCCCCGCTGGTGATACCAGCGGCATTTTAGGGAGATCTTTCGTATGACAGGGCAGGGCATTGCTGCGGACCAACTGCGGGCGTTCGTGGAACGCGTGGAGCGGCTGGACGAAGAGATCAAATCATTCAACGACGACAAAAAGGCGGTTTACGCAGAGGCCAAGAGCAATGGCTTTTGCGTGAAGACGCTGAAGAAAATCATACAGGAGCGGCGGAAGAAACCACAGGAACGCGAGGAGCTGGAGGCGCTTTTTGACCTCTACTGGCACGCGTTGCAAAGCGGAGGGGCAACTGATGCAAGCACCTAAGTTTTTTCCAGGTTCGGGCTTTCCAACCAGCTCGGTGATCCGGTTGGCGGCGCGGTATCGCGAGGCGGGCGTGTTTCCAACGTATGACCCGGCCGTGCTGATGATGGCGCTACGGATGCCTGAGCGCGCACCGGAGGCTTTGCTGGCGGAAGCGCGGCATATCAACCGGACGGGGCGCTGGCAGAACGAGGAGGAGGCGCGGCGCAAGCGGCGCAAAGCCAGCCCCAGAAAGCCGAGCGTGAAAGCGCGTGTTGAGAAGATCCTCCAGCAGGAGGCTGCGGAGGCCGGCATTTCCGTTGAGCGCTTGCGTGGGCGGTGCCGAAAACGGCCATCGCTTCAAGCGCGCCGTGAAGCCGTGGCCCGGTGCCATGATGAACTGGGCCTGACCTGCAAGCAGATTGGAGAATACTTTTCCGGACGGGGCGCAGAGGCGGTGCGCACCTTGTTGCACCGCGCGCAGGCGGCGCGGCAACAACAGGCGGCTGAGGATGATGTGCATCGGCTGATGGAGATGCTGACCGAGGCGGAACGCAAGAGCCTCAAACAGCGTGCTTTGGCGCTGACCATAGCTGAAGAAATTGCGTGCAAACATGAACGCACCTTGGCGGAAATTCGTGCGCGGCGGCGTGCGCCGGCGCTGCACGGCGTGCGACGGGAGGCGCTTTACTGGGCATGGGAGCGCACAAACCTGGGGTGGAGCGAACTGGGGCAACTGTTCGGGCGCGGGGCTGGCCATGTGGCGGGCCTCGTGCGCGAGTACGCGGAGCTTCATGGGCTGCGCGCCCCTGAAGGCATGGGGAGGGTAGCTGCATGAGTTTGACAAATCACCCCTGCAAGTGCATGTTTGCCAGTAACCAGTTTTCTACTGGTGAGTGCGTCACAAAAAGGCGCGCGGGGATTGGCGTCCCTTCCGATACTCAAGGCGCTTGCACCGCGCCACGCCTCTCCGTGAGCGTGGTTTTTTCTTATGGTCGGGCGTTCGGGAGAGCCTTCGGGCTCGCCGCTTCCTTGAGTGCGGTAACGCCAATCCTGTTCGTCCGACCACCAGAAATTGGCGTTTCCGATGGTCGGATTAAATCTGACTCAAGGAGATTTGCCATGTGCGAGCAGGCGAATGACGGGCGAAATGTGCCCGAGGAAATTTATCTGCAACTGCTAAATTTGAGTGCTGTTCTTGGTGAAAGTACAGCATTGATCCTCGCGATGACTTCACTGGCCGAGGACGGCATTCGATCAGAACGAAAAGTGGATGCCGTTTACACGTTGCTTGACACGTTGTCAGTGCTGGTGAAACGGGCTGAGCGCCATAATGAACGCGCTAGCGCCATACTATGCGAGCTCGCTGCACTCCCAATCCAACCTTCCGATACCTGATTTTCTTCCCCTCGCGTGCCTACGCGTGGGCGAGGGGCTTTTTTACACCCGGCGAACCGGGGCCATCCAGAGCTCTAAGGAGACTGATTATGGGTAAACAGCGAGTTGTAAATGCAGGACAATTAAAAGTGGCGCTGCGGGCCGTGAGCCCGCTGGTAAGGCGGCGGACGCTAGTTCCGATCCTATCGTGTGGGGTGCCTCGCCCTCCTTATCGCAGTGGCGAATATGCTGGCGGGTTTGACAGCGCTTTCGGCTTTTTGGAGGAGGGGCTGCAATGAGGGTGGATTACCTCTCGGGCTTTGGGGCTGAGGATGGGGGTGGGTTATGACACCAACAATCCAACAATTCGTTTTCAGGCGTCGGGGTTTGACGGCTCCAGAAAGATTGATCCTGCTTGCATTGCTTGAGCACCGGCAAGGGAGCTTTGGCGTTGAGATTAGCCAAGCCGAGCTTTGCGATGAAGTGGAGATTGCCCGGTCAACCTTGAATGTTCATTTGCTGGCTTTGGAGGAGAAGGGGCTCATCTCCCGGGAGCCGCAGCGAAGCGAGATTGATGGCACAACGTTGCCGACTTTCTACCGCTTTGGCGAGGAACTCCAGAGGGTGCTTGGCACGTCAGAGAGGGGGCGGGAATGAGCGAGCAATCCCAAGCCTGGAGTTGGCGTCAGGCGATTTACAAATCAAACCTACCGGCGATGACCAAGCACGTTTTGCAAACTCTGAGTGCGTTCATGAACTCATTCGGGGAGAGCTGTTACCCCTCTGTGGAGACCTTGGCCGAATACACCAGCCTGAGCAAGAGGGCCGTTATCGACCATCTGAGACAGGCCAGAGAAGCTGGCTGGATTGAGGTATCCTCACATGGATTTCGCGGCCAGAAATGGAAGCGGAACGAGTATACACCAAGGTGGCCGGATCGGGATTTGGTAGCTAGTTGTGGGGTGATAAATGATGAAAGAGGTGGTGAAGGAGGATCACCACCTCGCGGTAAAAATGCGCGCGGAAAAGAGGCTGAAGGTGGTGAAGGAGAGTTACCACCTCCCTCAAAAAAGGTGGTGAAGGAGGTTCACGAAGGTGGTTACCGAGATGCACCTAAGGTGGTTACCGAGGTGCACCAAGATAAGAACAGTCCAGATAACATTCCAATACCAGTCCAGATTGAGAGAGAGCGCGCGCGAGAAAATCCGGAACAGGTTGAGGGAGCCGATACGGCAACCGTGACACCGGAAACCTGGAAGCGGCGGCTCAAGCGCGTGCATGCGCAATGGCCCACCTTCACCAGCGATAGCGATGCTGCTGCGGAAAAGGCGTGGTTCGATCTCAGCGCGGAAGAGCGGCAGGCCGCTTGCGACTTGGCGGGGGCTTACATCGAGCAGTGCAAGGCGGAAGGGCGCAAGAAGTTTTGCTCATTCGCGGTTTATCTCTCGGAAAAGCGTTGGCTGAAGGTGAACGCCAAGGCGGGGCTGGCAACGGCTGGGGAGGTTGCCCGGCCGTTTGGCAAGGCGTGGGGCGCTGCGCGGTTTGCCGACCTGATGCGCGAGCCCTATGGCGTGTTTCCCAAACCAACCGGGTTTATCGCGGCGATCCTTGAGCGGGGTGGCCCGGACGCGGAGCGGGAACGGGCCCAGCGGGTGGCGCGGTATGGCTGGCCGCGTGTGAACACCATGCAGGAGCGGGCGGTGCGCAGCCGGGCGTCCATCACGGTGGACGGGGCGCTGGCGCCGCTGGCGGACATGTTCGAGCCCGTGAAGGTGGGCGGTGAGGTTTGGCAGGCGTGGCGGTTGCTGCACGAGGAGCACAACTGGCCGTGGTTTGGAGCCGAGCGTGACCTGCCGGAGTGGGTTTACATGCCCGCACGGCCCATGGACGAACCGGGCGATGAACTGGCGGCAGTGCGAGCCGCGCTGGCCAGTTTCGAGGCGGCGTATCGGGAGACCTTCAGCGGGCAGGAGGCTGCGGAATGAGCACCTATCACACACACCAACCGTTGGAGCGTGCGGGGCTGATCTGGGTTGTTTGCCTGGTGAAGCCGCAAGCAGAGCAGAGGGCAGCGGCTGAACTGAGCCGGGCCGGGCTTGTGGGCTGGTGCCCGCTGGTGAGCGAGCGGCGCTACTGGCGGCGCAAACGTGTGATGCGGGTGATCGAAAAGCCGTTGTTGCCAAGGTACGTGCTTGCCGGTGTTGAGTGGCGAAAGGGCAAGCAGATCTCCACGGCATTGGAGTGTGAGAGCGTGATCCGCGTGCTTTCGATGAGCGAGGATGGCCGGGCAATGCAGGTGCCTTTACGCGATATTCGGCGCATTCGGGAGTTGTTAGTTGCTGCTCGAAACAGAAATAACGGGCGTATTCCCGAAGCGATCAGTGTTGGTGAGGTGATGCTGGTAAGCCTTTCACACGGCGAGGAAAAAGAGATTACCGTGACGGCGGTGGAGCGCGATGGCAAGCGTGTCAAGGGCCTGATTTCCATGCTTGGAATCAATACCCCCGTCACTGTGGGGGCTTCCAAGCTGCGACGCGGGGCAGCATGATATGGGCAGGACGATCCGTTGGACCCTGATGGACCCCGCAGAGCGCGGGAGTGACCGCAGCGGCGGACCCAGCCAACACAAGACGCGAGTTCGCGGAGTTGGCGCGATGGGGTTCTATGGGGAAAGCGGTGCGTTCGATTTCACTGGGGAAGGGTTACTGGCTCGTGAGGCAACTCACGGGCCGTTTTTCTTAAAGGGTAGAAGGGGGCGTCATGGCGTTGAAGATGATGGCAAGCCAGTTGCGGCGAACCAAGCCTGCGCTTCGTGCGCCCGCAAAGCTGGTGGATCCGTTCTACCGCACACCGGAATGGCGAGCTCTTGCCGCCGATGTGAAAGAGCTGAGGGGCTTTGTCTGCGAGGGATGCGGCGGGGATTTCTCCAAGCGGCGCGACAAGCTGATCGCGGATCACAAGATCGAGCGCAAGGATGGCGGGGCGGATCTGGATCCGGTCAACGTCCAGTGCCTTTGCATCTACTGTCACAACCGGAAAACCGGGCTGGCTCGGAAGCAGCGGATGGCCCAGTCCTCCGAATGAGGGGGGTGGGGTAAAAGTCTGCAGGGCTGGAGAGCGAGACCGGGCCCCAGCCTAATCGGGAGATTTTTTTTGGCTGACTTCGAATTTGATCTGCTTGGGGACCCGATCCCGGAAGGCTTTGGCAAGCGCGGCAGACCACCCCATCGCGTGACCGACGAAAAACGTAAACTTGTCATACAGTTACTGGCGTTCGGCTGGACGCTTGAAAAAATCGCTGCAGCGCTGAGCATCACACCGCCGACTTTACGCAAGAATTATTTTCGAGAGCTGAAGTTCAAGGAGGAGGCCAAGGCACGTGTCCAGGCCAAGTGCCTTTCCAAGCTGATGGAACAGGTGGAGGCGGGCAATGTTTCCGCCATCGAGAAGTACATGACGCGGCTCGAGCGCGCAGACCAGCAGGCCAAGGCCGCAGCGCTGGCGCATCGCGGACCCAGCGTTGCCATCGCCTCGGCTCAAAAACTGGGAAAGAAGGAAGCGCGCAAACAGCAAGCGCATTCCTACGATGGCAAGTATGCACCGCCTGAGGCTCCCTTGTTGAACTGATCGGGATCGCGCATTTGACAGTGCATTGGACAACGGCCTGCCCAGACTGGGAACGGCGGATTGTTGCCGGCGAGACCCTGATCCCGCTGGAACCGCTATTCCCGGATGAGGCGCAGGCGGCGCTTGATGTGTTCAAGTCGCTAAAAGTGGTTGATGTGCCGGGCATGCCCACCTTTGGCGAGTGCTGCGATCAGTGGGTGTTTGATTTCGTAGCTGCCATATTCGGTGCCTATGATGCCGCGACAGGCAAGCGGCTCATCACCGAGTTCATGCTCCTGATCTCGAAGAAGAACGCGAAATCAACCATCGCGGCGGGGATCATGATCACGGCACTGATCCGGAATTGGCGCCACCTGAATGAGCTGCTCTTGCTGGCACCGACGATCGAAGTTGCCAATAACTCGTTTGAGCCGGCGGCGGCGATGGTCAACTACGATGAGGAGTTGAAGGGCATCCTCACCGTTCATGACCACAAGCGAACAATCAAGCACGAGACAACCGGCGCGCAACTGAAGATTGTTGCAGCTGATAGCGATACGCTATCGGGCAAGAAAGCGGGCTTCGTACTGGTTGATGAGCTTTGGTTGTTTGGCAAAAAGCCCAAGGCGGCCGCCATGCTTCAGGAGGCAACGGGAGGCCTTGTTTCCAAGCCGGAAGGGTTTGTGGTTTATCTGACAACACATTCCGATGAGCCCGCAACCGGGGTTTTCAAGTCCAAGCTTGAGTACTTCCGTGATGTGCGGGACGGCAAGATTGAAGACCCGCAAAAGCTCGGGGTTCTCTATGAGTTCCCGCAGAAGATGATCAAGTCCCGCGACTATCTGAAGCCGGAGCATTTTTACATCACCAACCCCAATCTGGGGCGCTCGGTTCGCCTTGAGTGGCTGACTTCCAAGCTGCGAGAGGCGCTTGATAGTGGTGACGGTGACAAACAGTCCTTCCTGGCAAAGCACCTGAATGTGCCGATCGGGATGAACATGCATCGCGATCGGTGGGCCGGTGCTGATCACTGGGAAAGGGCAACTCTCGAGGTGATCCGTGATCTGGACGCGTTTCTTGAGCGCAGCGAGGTCGTGGTTGCCGGCATCGATGGCGGGGGGCTGGATGACTTGTTGGGGCTTTGCCTGATCGGCAGGGAGAAGGTGACGAACATCTGGTTGCTCTGGTCCATGGCCTGTTGCCACGAGATTGCACTCGATCGCCGCAAGCAGATTTCGGAAATCCTGCGTGGCTTTGAAAGTGATGGTGACTTCTTCATCTGCAGTCAGGTGCAGGACGATATCTTGATTGTGGCGGATATTTTGGAGCAGGTGCTCGATAGCGGATTGTTTCCAGAGCAAAACGCCATCGGACTGGATCCGGTTGGCGTGGCAGCAATCATTGATGAACTCAACCAGCGCGGATTTACAGAGGGGCAACTTGTCGGTGTTCCGCAAGGCTATCGGCTATCCGGGGTGACCAAAGGCATGGCGCGCAAGCTGGCAGATGGGTCGCTCGTTCATGGTGGGTCACGGATGATGGCGTGGTGTGTGTCCAATGCCAAAACCGAAAAACGTGGCAATGCGGACTACGTCACAAAGCAGGCCTCAGGTTCGATGAAAATTGATCCGGTTGTGGCGGCGTTCAATGCCTTTGATCTGATGAGCAGGCATCCGGTTGCCAGCAACAACAACATCAACGAGTTCCTCGCAAATCCGGTGATGGTCATATGATGCGATTTTTAAGAGCGGCGCTGCGCGGGGTGCGCAATGAGCTGCGGGGCGATGGCATCGGATGGGTGGGGCTCAACTCGGCTTCGGGCTTTACAAGTCCCAGCCACAAGACACCGAGCGGAAAGACCGTCAACGCCACAACGTCTCTGGAGGTTTCTGCCGCGTTCGACTGCGTGCGCAAGACGGCTCAGGTCGTGTCCTCGCTGCCCCTGAAATTTTACCGCAAAGCAGCGGCAAAGCGCGAAGAAATCGAGGATGACCTGTCGGACATTCTGACCACAAGCCCGAACCCGGAACAGACTGGCGTAGAGTTCTGGGAAGGAATGACCGCACACATGGTGTTGAGGGGCAACGCCTATGCCGAGCGGTTGATGATTGGCAACCGGCTTGTTGGCCTAAAACCGTTGCTTGATGTTGAGCCTAAACGTACAGCAGACGGATCGTTTGAGTATGCAGTGAGGGATCGCGGCAAGCTTGAGACACTACCGGCTGGCAAGGTTTTTCATCTTCGGGGCTTTGGCCCAGGTGATGGTATCGGGCTCTCGGCCATTCGCTACGGGGCGGGTTCAATCGGGGCGGCGTTGGCTGCGGATGAAACCGCCAGCCGTGTGTTCTCGAATGCGATGATGGCAAGCGGGGTACTGAGCTCCGAGCAGACATTGAACGCAGACCAACGGGCAAGCTTGCAAGATTTGCTGACCCGCTATGCAGGCTCCAGCCGTGCCGGCAAGATGCTGGTTCTGGAAGCAGGTCTGAAATTCTATCAGCTGCAGATGAACCCGGAAGATGCCCAGCTTTTAGAAACGCGGCGCTTCAACGTTGAGGACGTGTGCCGCTGGTTTGGAACACCGCCGATCGTGATTGGCCACGCCGGGCAGGGGCAAACCATGTGGGGCACCGGGGTTGAGCACATCATGCTCTCCTGGTTGTCGCTGGGTATCAATCCGCTGCTGACCCGTATTGAAGCGCGAATTTTGAAGGATCTGGTCCCTGTTGAAAAGCGCAGGACGCATTATGCCGAGTTCACCCGCGAAGCCATGCTGAGAATGGACAGCAAGGCCATGGGCGACTTCCTTTTGAAAATGCGGATGGGCGGTTTCATGTCCGGCGATGAGGGGCGCGACAAGCTGAACCTGCCACGGCGTGGCGGCAAGAATGATGAGCTGGTTGTGCAGACCTCCATGGGACTGGTGGACATGTTGGGCAAGGAGGACACATGAGCATCCGCGAGCTACCCAAAGCCCGGTTGACCAGCCGGCAGGGGCTGCAAAGCGCCATAAGCGATGCGGTTCTACAGCGTTGGAACCCGGATTTGCAGGCATCCAGCGAGGAGACAGACGGCAACGTTATTTCGATCCTCGATCCCATCGGTGACAATTGGCTCAGTGAAGCGGTGACAGCCAAGGGCGTCGCCCGTCGCCTTGAAGGGTTGGGCGACAATGATGTGGTGGTGACCATCAACTCACCGGGCGGTGATTTCTTTGAAGGTCTGGCGATTTACAATCTTTTGCGCGAGCACAAGGCCAAAGTGACGGTGAAGGTTTTGGGGCTGGCGGCCAGTGCTGCATCCATCATTGCCATGGCCGCAGATGAGATACAGGTGGGCCGTGCTGCATTCCTGATGATCCATAACACCTGGGTTTGTGCCTGCGGGGATCGTCATGCCTTTGCGGATGTGGCCGAGTGGCTGGAGGCTTTCGACAAGTCGGCCGTCAGCATCTATGCGGCCCGTACTGGTATCAAAGCCGCTGATCTTCACGCGATGTTGGACAAGGAAACATGGATCAGCGGCGAAAAGGCGGTTCAACAAGGGTTTGCCGATACCCTGCTATCCTCCGATGAAGTTGACAGCAAAGCGGAGATCGCGGCCCAATCTCTTTCTGCCAATGCGGCGCAAAAACAGCTCGATGTTCTGCTGGCGCGCCTTGGCATTCCTCGTTCCAATCGCCGGACGCTTTGTGCGGCGTTGAAGGGAAGCAAGTCTGGCGCTGCTTCCTCCGGCATGCCAGGCGCTGCCGATATGGCGGGTGTGCAGGGCATCCTCGCCAAATTGCAATCCATGTAGCTGGAGATTGATCCATGATCACGAAATCCATGATGCCCGCCATATCTGTGGCGGCATTGGCCGCGACGCGTCCTGATGCCGTATTGGGCACGGTCCGCAGTGAAGCTTCCGACATGGAAGCCCTTCTGAAACAGGTTTCACAGCAGCTGGATCGGGTAAGCGGGGATGTGAAATCCACTGCCGAGACTGCGTTGCAAGAGGCAAGGCGCTCCGGTGAAGTCTCAAACGAGACCAAGGCAACCGCTGACAGGTTGCTCAGTGAACAAACCGCGCTCAGCAAGGCTGTATCAAATTTGACCACGACCCTTGAAGGGCTTGATGCGAAGACACAAGAGCTGTCTCAGCACGTCGCCAGCGGTCCCAGCGCATCACCCGCTCCGGTGCAGAGCTTGGGGCAGGCGTTTGTTTCCAATCAGGAAGCAATCAGTTCTTTTGCCGCAAACGGGGCTAAAGGCAGTCTGCGTATTGAGGTTGCCAACGCAATCACTACAGCAGACGGTTCTGCCGGCGGCCTGATTACTCATGAGGAAGAACGTGTGCCGGTGCGCTTGCCGCGTCGCCGCCTGATGCTTCGTGCCCGCCTGACCCAAGGCACTGTGGGATCTGATCTGGTTACTTATCGAAAGCAGGTCCTTCGCGACAATCAAAGTGCGATGGTTGCTGAAGGAGCGGCCAGCCCGGAATCGAGTTACGGCTGGGAAAAGGCCGATGCCAAGGTCAAGAAGATCTCCCATCACACCAACATTACGGAAGAAGCACTTGCCGATGCCGATTTCCTGCAAACGGAGATCGACACCGAGCTTCGTTATGGTCTGGATCTGGAAGAAGAAGAGCAAATCCTTGCGGGCGATGGCACGGGAGAAAACCTTATTGGGCTGCTGACAGAGGCGCCTGCTTTCGTGGCGCCGTCTGGACTGCCGGATGCAACCCGTATCGATCGCTTGCGCCTCGCCATTTTGCAGGTGGCACTTGCCGACTATTCGGTGACGGATCTTGTTTTGAACCCGCTTGATTGGGCAGCGATCGAAATGCAAAAGGATGCTGATAATCGCTACATTTTTGCCAATCCTGCCGCGATGACAACACCCGTGTTATGGGGCAAGGATGTGATCGAAACCAACACCATGTCGGCTGGCGAATGGCTGGCAGGCGATCTGGCAATGGCGGCCACCTACTATGATCGCCAACGCACCGAGGTTCTGATTTCCTCAGAACACGACACCAACTTCGTTGAAGACATGCTGACAATGAAGGCCAGAAAGCGGGTTGCAATGGCAATCAAGCGTCAGGCTGCCATGGTCAAAGGCAACTTCACCTTTGCCTGATCTGCAGAACCGTCTTCTGACCTAAAGCTCTGCGCGATGGTTGGAGCGCAGAGCCTATTCCAAATCGGAGAAAGCAAATGTGGGTGAAGGTTCTTCAAACCCGGAAAACCGAGATCGGGTTTCTGCGGTACGGGCAGGTGATCAATCTCGATGAGAAAGACTACAAAACACGCAAGGTGCTGGATGATCTGACAAGAGGCAGGACACCGGCCTTAAAGAAGCTGAACGCCAAGCAACTGGTGGAAGCGCGCAAAGAAGGCCTCGGCGTCTATCCAGAGCTGGATCTGACCGGTTCCTCTGATGATGCGGACTGAAGCAGCGCTGTTTGGTGGTCATTGATCCATGAAGAGTGAACATAAACCATCAAGGATGGGGGCAGCACCGCGTTTGCCTATCACGCTGGAGGAGGCCAAGGCCCATCTCGTGGTGGATTTTAACGACGATGACGGCTTGATTTTGGCCTATATGCAGGCCGCCGTTGATCAGCTGGACGGATATGAGGGGGCGCTTAATCGCTGTCTGCTCAATCAGACCTGGCGCGAGGTTTATCGAGATTGGCCGGTCGATCGTGAGCTTGAACTCTGGTTCGGTGATGTCTCTGCGGTCACGGTGACCTTTCTCGACAAATCTGGTGTGGAGCACTCCCTTGATGCGGCGAGCTATGAGCTTCTTGAGGGCTTTGGACGCTCTTTCATCCGGTTCCTGCCCGCATTCACCGCGCCTCTGCTTTCAAAAGACACCACAACGCCAGTGCGGGTTGAGTATGTATCTGGTTTCGGCGATCTGCCGGAAAATGTGCCAGCGGCCATCCGCTATGGCGCATTGATGATTGTCGGGTCCTACTATGCCAATCGGGAGGATGTGTTGGTGGGCTCACAAGCCTCCACATTGCCCAGGTCAACCGAATTGATGATCAAGCGCTATCGGCGTTTTGTCGTTTGAGGGCACTCATGCGGGCAGGGTGGCTCAGAAACAAGGTTCAAGTTGAGCGGGAAATGCAAACCCCAGACGGTGCCGGCGGGGTGTCGGTTGAATGGCAGATCATTGCTGCCATTCGGGGTGAGCTGCGTATGTCAAAGGGTAAGGAAGTTGTCTCATCCGGGCAGATCGAGGCCAGTGCCATGGGTACGGTTTCGCTCAGATATTCAACTGTTACCGCATCCATCACTGAAGCCGATCGCGTGGTTGTCGACGGGATCCCGATGAACATCCGCAGCGTTCGAGATCCGGAAGGGCGCAAGCGGCGGATCGAGCTGATCGTGGAGCGAGGAGTTGCTCAATGAGCCGAGATGGGATCACCATCAAGCAACGGGAGTTGGATGATAATATCAAGAAGTTGAGGCGTATCGTTCCTACTCTTGATGATGAAATGGACAAAGCGCTGAAGCGCACCACGGATGAGCACGTAAGGCTCTCACGCGAACTGGCGCCCAAGGAAAGCGGCGAGCTGGCTGCGTCACTAAGGAATGAGAAAGTAAAAGGCGGTGTTGCGACGTTTCGCAACGCGCGCCGAAAGGAGCACAAGACTGTAGTTGAGTATCGCTCAATCTCTGCAACCAGTAGCTGGGGCATCTACGCAATGGCGCGTTGGGTTTTTGCGGAGTTCGGAACCGTTTATGCCGAGGCGCATCCTTTCATCTTTCCGGTAGCGCGCCTGCTCAAGCGCCGACATACGGGGCGCATGCGGCGGGCCTTGTCCAAAGCTCACAAACGGGCATTTCGCAAATGATGGATTACGCTGTGCCTCTGCAGCGCTGGCTTTATGAGGCGCTGACCCAGCCGGCAATCCAAGGCATATGTGCTGTTGTCGATCATCGCCCGCAGCACGCTCACTACCCGTTCATCGAGATAGCTGGCTCTGAGTTTGTCGAGGATGACGCGCAGTGTGCGCCGGGGGGATCTCACGTTCTTACTCTTCATATCTGGTCGCAGGGGCGCGGGCAGAGCGAAGTCAAACAGATCATGGGCGAGATCTACGAGCGGCTGCATGACAAATGCCCGACCATCGCAGGGCTATCTACCTGCTTTTCGCGTGTTGATCAAACGCGTGTGCTGAACGATCCGGACGGGAAGACCCGTCATGGGGTGATGACAATCCAGTTCACATGCCGAAAGGAGATTTGAATGGCGGGTGCAGAAAGTAAAGGCCGGCTGATGCTGATCAAGCTCGGTGATGGCGGGGATCCAGAGACCTTTGAGCCCGTGTGCGGCGTCAAGGACAAGAGCTTCTCGATCAATAACAATACGGTCGATACCACCCGTCCGCCATGTGATGATCCGGGCGCACCACTTCATTACTCGGGCGCTTACGGGGTTCGCACGATTTCAATCAGTGGAAACGGCGTGGCGGTTGGAAAGCCGGAATACCAGAAAATTGCTCGGGCAGCGATTGAGCAAGATTATGTCACTTGCCAAATCATCGTTCCGCTGTGGGGCACCTTCACGGGCACTGTGCTGTTTAACTCTGTTGAGGCCTCCGGGCCCATGGAAGGTGAGGTGGAGTTTTCCATCGAACTGACAATGACCGGCGACATAACCGTTGATTGGGAGGCCCTTGTATGAGAAAGCCGATCAAGTCTCGCGGTGAAGTCGCCTGTTCTTTCAACGGAAAAGAGTACATTTTGTGCGCCACCATGGCTGCCCTGGATCAAATTGAGGTGGAGACCGATCTGGCAATTGCCGATCTCATCAATGAGATCAACAAGAAGCGGCTTTCTGTGTTGCGACGCTGCTTTGAGGCGCTTGTGGTGGAAGGTGATGCGGCAGCCGCATTTGCAGATAAAGTTGGCGTGGCGGAACTGCCCGAGCTCTCGATCTCAATCATGGATGCACTCATCCCAGATATGGGGACTGATGAGGGAAAGGGGGACGCGGCGAGCGCGAGTTGAAGCGCTGGCCGCTCTCTGACTGGATGCAGTGGATGCCCGTGCTCGGCTGGCCGCCTGATGTTTTCTGGCGAGCGTCCATGATGGAGCTTTTTGCAGCGATTAAGGGCTGGCAGCGGGCGAACGGGGCTGCAGATGATGACAGCCAGATCACTCCAGACGATCACAACGAACTAAGGCGATTGGTGGCGAAGTATGGCTAGCGGCACTGAAAAGCTCGTGATGCTCTACGAAGCGCAGAACAAAGACGTTTTGCGCAAGTTGCGGCAGATCGAGAAAAGCCAGAAAAAGGCATTCGACAATAAAAATGTGAGCCGTTTCAACCGCTCCATGCAAGCATCGGCTACAAAAGGGGCGCGGCTTAAGACCACGTTTGCGCAAGCGGGCCGGTCTGTTTCCGCGATGCAAGGACCACTTGGTGCCATTAGTGGCCGGTTTTCCTCCATGGCGTCATCGCTTACTCGAGTAAATCCGGCTGTTGCCGCGTTCGGGATCGGGATTGCCGGCCTTTCAGTTGTAAGCGCAAAAGCGCTGAAGGCCTTTGAGGGCTTTGAAACACAGAGCCTGAAGCTGGATGCGGTGTTGAAAGCCACCGGCTTTTCCGCTGGTCGCACGGCGCAGCAACTGGAAGAACTGGCGCAGGGTGTTGGCTACGATACGCTGGCGGGTACCACAGGAGCGCGAGACGCCATTGCACAGCTTCTGACGTTTCGCTCGATAACAGGCGAGACGTTTGACCGGACAATCAAGCTTAGCCAAGATCTGGCTGCGGTAGGTTTTGGCACGTTGGAAAGCTCAGCTGTGCAACTGGGTAAAGCACTGGAAGATCCGGCCACGGGCCTGTCCGCCTTGAGGCGCGTTGGTGTGTCCTTTTCTCAAAGCCAACGGGACCTGATCAACAACTTCGTTAAAACCGGGCAGGTGGCGCAGGCGCAGAATGTCATTCTGGATGCGGTTGAGAGTCAGGTCGGAGGGGCTGGTGTTGCTGCTGGGAGTGGATTGGCTGGTGCTTATGACAGTCTTTCTGAAGCGACACAGATACTTCTAGAGCGTTGGGGTGCCCAAATCTCCGAAGCAACTGGGCTTCGAGAGGCAATTCTAGGCATTGCTGATGCTGTAAACCGAGTGAATGAGGCGGCCGGCTCAGCAGCAACGCTGTCCGCGGTCAATCAAAACATCGAAAAGGTACACGAACGAATTTCGTTCTATCGCGGCCGCGATGACATGCGCGACAGTAGCAGAGAACGCAAGCTACAGTTCTATCAGGCTAAACTGCGGGATCTGCGTAAACAGCAGAATGCACTGTTACGCGAGTTGGATCATCAACGTAAACAGGAAACTCACGCCCATTTGGCTGGGCTGGAGGCGCAGCAAGAGCTTGCAAACCAGCGCGTTGAGGCTGTGGTTGCGGCGCAGGAAAAGCTGATCTCCAATGCAGCTAAGACGCCCTTGCAGCGCCAGATAGATCTTAACCTTTCAACGGCGGGCGTGACCGCTGACAGTGATGCTGGCCAACGTGTAATCGAAGTGACCCGGCGGGCCTTTGAACTCAGCAAAGGCGAAACCAAAGCACGGGCGGCAGCCGCAAGCGCTGCAGGAAATCAGGCAGATCAAGTCCACCAGGTGATTGAAGCTCTGCAACTGGAACGCCAGCAGATTGCAATGAACGATGTAGAGCGCCGGATCTCAAACGAACTCACGAGCGCGGGCGCCGGTGCAACAGCTTTACAGCGAGCCGAGATCGAAAAGCTGACCCGCGCCAATGCCCAGCTTGTTTATGAACAGGAACAGGCCGCAGAAATGGCAGGCTTCATGGGGCAGAACATTGCCTCACAGTTTCAACTGATCACAGGCCAGATTGAAACGGGCAACCGGGCGCTTGATACGTTTATCCAGAACCTAGCTAATGCGGCAATACAGGCAGCTGTGTTTGGAGAGGGACCGTTTGGCAAGTTCTTTGGCGGATCATCATCTGGCGGCGGCGGCCTTATGAGTTTTCTTGGTAAATTTGGCGGTTTCTTCAAAGACGGTGGCAATCTCGGTGCAGGTCGATGGGGCATTGCCGGGGAGGCCGGGCCCGAGCTTATTCGCGGTCCTGCCAGTGTAACGCCCATGAGGCCTATGGCGGGTGCAGGCGGACTTACCGTTTCAGTTGCGCCCTCTCGGTTCTTCGATGTTGTGGTGCGTGATCTTGCTGGCAATGTTGTCCAGCACGCAGCGCCGTCGATCGTTTCGGCCGGTGCTCAGGCAGGGGCAGCCTTGGTTCAAAAGAATTTTGGCCGCATGCAGTCCCAGGCGCACATGGCTTCGGGTGCTTGAATGGTTAGTTACATTGAATGGCCGCGTGAGCTGATATCGCCGCGCCATTACACGCCGGGTTTCGACCCACAGACCAACCCTCAGGATCGCATGTCGCTTACTGGGCGTTTAGGGAACGGCTCGGCGCCGGGGCTGGGGATCTGGCGTCCGCGCTTTTCTGAGGTGCCGGTCCATCAACGGATCAACCAATCTGCCTTTGATGCGCTGGCGGCGCAGATGAATGGGCGCGACGTTCATGTGCTTCTGCCATTCTATCATTTCGGCAAGTATCCGAAGGGCTCTGACCCGGTGGACGTTGGGTTTGCAAACGGAATGGACTTCGACGGCGGAAACCGTTTCGTATCAACTGGCACCACGGCACTTGTCGCCGAAAACGCCTTTGCCGGATCTACTACGGTTCGAATTTCAAAGGTGGCCTGTGCCACCATTATACCAGGCCATGCATTTTCCATAGGCCGGCACCTTTATCAGATCCGCTTTGTCGACATGCAGAATGACAGCACGGCTCAAGTACGGATCCGGCCAGAATTGCGGGACGATATTTTGATCCGTGATGAAGTGGAGTTCGCAAGGCCGTGGGTGATGGCCACTCTGGTTGAGGGAATGGGCATGGACTTTGACCAGCAGTTCGGACGCTACGGGACGCCTTCTTTACAGTTCATCGAGAATACCGCTCCCTTCGATCCAGATCACGAGGTGTGAAGTGGGACTTTTCACCTCCGAACAGATCAAGGCCATCAGCGAGCGGGGAGCGAAGATTGCACGCGCCTGGGAGTTTCGTTTCAAGTCGGAAACGGTTCATGTGTGGAATGGCAACGTAAACCGCAGGTTTGGGGATGAGCCGCAAAAATGGATCGGCATGCGCGGTCACCTGCAAGGGCCTGATTTTCCGTTCTCAGCTACCGGCGAAAACCAAAGCGGGTTCTTTCGTGTTCACGGATTGCCAGAGCATATCAAACACATGATGTGGGACTACCAATCGGAAGTCTACGGCCGATACGTGATTGAATACACCCTGTTTCTGGATGGCCAGACGCTGGACCTGATTGGCCCAAAAGCCGTCAATCAGATCTATGTGATGCGGCGCTTACGATCGGCCCGCAGCGGGGCGGGCCTCTCGGGCAGTGCGCCGGGGTATACGCTCTCCATTATGGTTGCAAGTCTGTTTGAAAAACGGGCGGAAGCAGCCTATGGACGCTACACTGAAGCCGATCAGAAAGGCCGGTATCCCGGTATGGATGACCGGATATTCAACTACGCCACTGTGTTGGCGCGGGGCACACCAATCAAACTCATATGACACTGGATGCTGTTTTGAATGCCTTCTTTGCTGAAGTCTTTCGCAAAGGCTTTGGCTACAGGCCTGATGAGGTGGACTGCTGCCGCTTTGCAGCTGACTGGGTGGTTTGGAACGGTGGTCCCGATCCAGCAGCCGAATGGCGCGGGCGCTATTCATCCGAGGCGGAAGCGCTCGTTTTTGTGGCTGCGGCGGGTGGTGTTCACAGGATCCTCGATAAAGGTATGGGAGCGGCAGGTCTGGCAAGCACGCGAGTGCCCTGCGATGGCGATGTGGGCTGCGTTCGAACGGCGGTGGTGGTTGAAGGGCATACCCAACGCTTGCCGGTTGGAGCCATTCATTTCGGCGGGGTCTGGTGGACTTTGACTGAGGTTGGCATTTTGCCACTGCCCGCACAAACCCGTGCCATTGCCGCCTGGGAGGTCTTGCCATGCCGCCAGTAGTTGGCGCGATTGGCTCGTTCATTGCCGGTGCAGCGGCGGCCTTGGGGGCGGCGCCGCTTTCGCTCACGGGTATTTTGGGCAGCGGTGCGTATGCGGCCGGGTACGCCGCAGCCGGTGCTCTTGCCAGTGCGGTTGGTGCCTTGGGTGTGGGCGGTGTGATTGCCCTTGGCGGGGCAGTGGCTGGTCTGTTTATCTCTGCGCCGCAAACGCCTCAGGCAGCGCTTCCGTCCAGCCAAAGGCAGATTGTGCGTCAGGCAGTTGGGTATCGGCGCAAGGGGTGGGGCACGGCGCTTGGGGGCGGGCAATTGCTTTTCGCCGGGGTGAAGGGCAGCAGCTCGCGCTGGCCGGGCGGTAACAACTATTGCATGTTGGTGGCCTTTGCTGATGGGCGGGTGAGCAAGTGGCGGTCGTTTCTGGTGGACGGCAAAGAGGTCGCCGACGAAACCGGGGAGGTGTCCGTTGATGATTACACCGAATATCTGCGGTTTCATGCCAGAAATGGAACTGAAAACCAGACTGCTTTTGATCACCTGATAGCTGAGTTTCCAGAGACAGTGACCGAGCATTGGCGCGGGATTGGCACAGCATTGATAGCGGCAGAGCTTAGATGCACAAATGATGTTTATGCCATTTTTCCCAATGCCTATCGCACGGAGTTGGGGGCAATTGCCGACCTGTCACCAGTCTATGATCAGCGAGACGCAACTCAAGTATTTGCGCATCAAGCCACATGGGAATTCTCCAGAAATGCGGCTCTTGTTGTTCAGAACCAGTTGACTTCACCTTTGCGCGAAAACGGCCTTGCGATCCCGGTGGACATTCTGGATCTGGAGGATTTTGCTGCAGCCGCTGATGACAGTGATCGTGAGGTGCCAGGACCAGAAGGGCAGACTCGCAAGCAATGGGAGCTGAGCGGCTGGGGGGCTTACAGCGAGACGCCAGCCGCGATTTTAAAGCGGATGATGGTGTGCTGCGATGCAAGATTGAGACTGACCTCCAATGGCAAGATCGGCATTGGCATGGGGGGCTGGCAAGAGCCCACGGTTACCCTGACAGACCAGGACTTTCTTGAGATCACCCAGACACGAGGACGGTTTGTTTCTGGTACGGGTACGGTGATCAAGAGTCGCTATACAAGCCCGGACCACGGCTACCTCGAACAAGATGCCATTGAGTACGTTCATCCAGCTGCGGCCACCTACGGGCGTGAAGTCACGACCGCTGACTTTCTGATGGCAACCAACCACGGACAGGTGCGCCATCTGCAAAAGATCACGGCCTATCGGCAAAATGCCGATATCGAGCTGGAATGCATCACAGGTGTGACCGGCCTTGCGGTAATTGGTGAGCGCTTCATCCGTATCAGGAGCGACCTGGAAGGGATTGAGGGCACCTTTGAACTAAGTGAAGACTGGGAGTATTTGATCAACGATCATGGCAACTTCATCGGTGTGAAGTTTACTGCCATTTCCATGGAGCGCGATGGTGTTGAGTATGATGAACTCACAGAAGGGGTTACACCACCGGAGGTGCTGGCCTCGGTTGAAAGCAGCATTGCGCCCGATACACCCACGCTTTTGATCAGCGGGTCGGGGCTGCGCCAATACTTCGAGATTTCACAGAGCGATACCAGTTATGTGCACCAGATCGAGATCGTGGATGTGACTGATCCTGAGGACTTGCAGACCGGCTATCTTTGGCTTGAGCCGGGGCAACTTTCCTCAAGCACTGTTTTGGAAGATGGCCACGAGTATGAAATTCGCGCCAAGGCGCGCACCGTCTCCGGGCTTTCTTCGCCCTATACGGATGCCCAGACAATTACGGTGAGCGCCTAGAGCGCAAGTCTAACCAATTTTCTCAACCGACCATGATGGGGGCTGCATGACCCTTGCTTATGACCTCGACATCATCTTGCGCGACCACAAGGTGCTGGGCGATCCGGGAAGTGGTGCCCACGCAGTGGTGCTTTCGCAACTGCGCCAATACTTGAAGTGGGCAGAACGGGCTGGACCTGCCATCGTTGTTGGGTCATTGGCTGAGCTGAATGGCATTGTGGGCGGTGAAGGGGCATTGCGCGCCGAGGTGAGAGGGGCCGCAAACGGTGAGAACGGTTACTATCGCTGGGACGGCGGGAGGTGGACGAAGGTTGCGGGACTGGATGTCTCTTTCGGGCAACTGACCAACATGAGCGGTACGCCAAACGAGATCTCCGCTGCACTTGTGGCTTCCGGAGAGCGGGGCACCGTGGTCGCTTTTGTGGGAACGGCTCTTTACAACAACGAGGGCGGGGGCACGTTCATTGCCATTGACGGCGTGCGTGAGGAGATCCTGACTGCTGCAGGCGATCCGCTACCGGAAAACCAGCTGATTGCCGATCAGGCATTCTTGTTGATGCGGGCGCCGGATGGCACGCTGCGTTGTTACTTCGCGGGTGATGCCGCAACCGCTGCGGCACAAGCGGCGCAAAGCGCTGTGCAAGCGCAGATTGCCCGGCAAGCTGCGGAAAGCGCAACAGCAAGCCTGACAGCATTGCAGTTTACATCCCGCGCCGTTTTTGAGGGAACAACCATTCTGCCCGGTGTTGTGACCGTGGAGATGCTTGGCATCTTCCAGCGTGGGGATTGCGGGCATCCGTTCCGTTTGACCCGGCTTGATAGCGCACCGGACCCTGTGGAGCCATGGCACTGGCAAAGTGCCGATGGTGGATACTGGTTGATGGCAAAGCCGTTTCCCAGCCCAAGAGAGTTTGGGGCGCGGGGCAATTACGCCAGTGATGACACGGCATCCGTGCGGGCATGGCTGCGCTATGGTGAGATTACAGGCCTGCCTCTTGGCGGCTATCCCGGTGTTTATCGTTGTACCGAGAGCTTTGAGCTGCCTGAGGGCATCCAGATTTATGGCAGTGGTGCGCCCGTAATTGCGGCCTATCCGCAATACGGTGGAGACAAGAGCCTGTTGCGACCGGGATATAAACACCGGATCAACGGCATGTCCTTCGTGTTTTCTGGCACTCCGACAATCACCGTCACGACACCGCGCAACGATCGTTTTGCAGTGGTGCGACCCTGCATGTACTACAAGTATCCAACACCGCCTGTGCTCAAGGATTTTGCCATTCTGCAGGACATGGATGTGTTCAACGCATCTGGACAAATGACTTCGGCAACGCAAGACAACCGTGCGGCCGGTTTTACCTGTGGCCTTTGGACAGAGAGCAACAAGGGTGGTTATGAAGGCCTGACGGTGTTTGGCTATTTCGATGTTCAAGGGGTTGTCGTGGCGAACTTCTCGCCGGTATCTCACATCAACCCGGATTATAACGGCTTCCGCTTTAACCGCATCACCTCCGGCCTTGCCGTGATCAGCACCCATGATGGTTCGTCTTCCGAAGGAAATACCGGATTGCAGAGCATGGGCAACAGTTATCACGGGCCGGATCACCATGACAGGCGGGCGACCAATACAGCCGTACCCTCGCTTTATATAGATGGTGATTTGACCACGATCGGACACATTCGGGGGCACTCTTTTACGGGAGACAGCTTCAGAACGATCGTGGATGACGCAATTGTTCTTGACCACTGCGACGACATTCAGTTTGCCAATTGCATCACCGAGTTTTCTCAGGTCAGCAATGCGCCCGGTCTTGATGGGCCGGGGCGTATAAGAGGCTCCGGCAATGTCCAGTCTGCGCGCCTGACGAACATTGCCTCTACCCATGACATGGATTTGTTCGCATTCATGGCCGAATGCAGCAACGGCATTGTGACTGCTACTTCTGTAGGGCCTAGGGATGGGCATATTGTCTCGACAAGAGGCAGCATTGTCTGGCTGGGACGGGATAGCGGATCTCTGGGTGCTGCGATTCACTTCACCTCTGCGACTGAGGCCGACACGCTGACCAAGGGCCTTGTGATCAAAAGGGGCCCGGATGGCGGCCTTAGGGCGGAACTGGACGATGACCTGATTTTCGACGTGTCATCCGATGGCGTGGTGCATGGGTACGGTGGCACTCAATTGCCCACGTTTTCTGCTGCCGATTTTACGAACAAGAACAGTTGGCTCAATCAAAACCGCTCGGGCGGATTGATGGTGATGGAAGCGGGAAGCCTGCGCGTTCTAACGTCTGCGTCTCACACGTCCACAGGCACCTGGCGCGATACCAGCGGCGCAATAATCTACACGCCTGAATAGGATCAGGATCATGAAAATCCAAAACCAACGACCGGCACGAGGTGTGCTCGTGGCCGATTGGCGACGTGTGCTTGCACGGGCCTGGAGCCTGCGACTGTTGATCATCGCTGCTGTGTTGCAGGGGCTGGAGGCAGCAATTCCCTACCTTGGCGGGTTTGTTCCTGAAGGCGTGATGCTGGCGCTTTCGTTCATCGCGACTGCAGGTGCATTCGCGGCTCGGTTGATGGCACAAAAGGAGCTTTCCAGATGAGGAACAAGACAAGATTGGTGGGCGGGGTGGCCGCGCTTGCCATTACCTTTGTGGGTGCATGGGAAGGCCTGCGCCTTGCAGCCTACCGGGACATCGTTGGAGTGCCGACCATCTGCTATGGCGAAACGCGCGGCGTGAAGCTTGGCGATCAGCACACACGGGCGGAGTGCGACGCCATGTTGCTGGCGAGCCTGAAGCGCCACGAGGCGGGCATGCGCAAGTGCCTGAAGGCACCGGACCGGATCCCGAACAAGAGCTATGTGGCGTTTGTTTCACTCACCTACAACATTGGCACTGGCGCGTTTTGCCGGTCCACCGCAACGCGGCGGCTGAACGCTGGTGACCTTGAGGGCGCATGTGAGGCGGCGACCTGGTTTAATCGGGCCGGCGGGCGCGTGGTGAAGGGGTTGCATAACCGGCGCTCCGCTGAATACCGGCTTTGCATGGAAGGGGCAGGCGAGTGGGAGCGGTAAGCCTGATCTGGAAGGTTTTATGCTCCCGCGCAGGGCTGGCTGTGATGACTGTGCTTGCCCTGTTCACCTGGCACAAGCTGGACAAGGGCAGCGCCGTGCGCACCGCTGTTGCCGAATATGTGGCAGCTGATGAGCTGGCCACCGCTAGGGCATTAAACAAGGCGCTTTCAGAAAAGCTTGAGAAAGAACGTGCAGCTGCGCAGGCATTTGAGGTTGCTCGCCAACTTACAGCGATGGAAGCAGCCCAACTGGCTGAGGAGATTGCGGCATATGAAAAGACAAGCTCTGTCCCTGTTCAGTGTGTTGTTTCTGATCAGCTCGTTGACCGCCTGCGGGCAAACTAACTCGGGCCCGCGGGCAGAGATCAAGGCCCAGATTGCAGCGATGCAGGCAGCGCCAGCGTTGCCGGGGGATTGTAAGGAGCAGGAGCGCAGCGGCGTCAAAACCGGCGACAAGCTGGATGTTGCGCTTTTGAAAACCGACGCAGCACTAAGCAGGGCGAATGCCCGCGTGACCCGCTGCGCCGATTGGTACATCAACACGCGGGGGCGGTAGATGAGACTGATTAGGGGGCGACTGATGCTGCGGGAAGAAGTGACAACGGCAAGTTGGCTTGGCGGTGCCTGGCTGGTTAAGGTGATCGACCTGTGGGTGGCTCCGTTTTGGAATGGCTTTCTTGAGCCATTTCTGCACGGCGTTTTGATGATCCTCACAGTGATTGGCGCAACGATTATGGTGGCGAATCGTGTGTTGGACTACAGGCTGAAAAAGAAGAAGCTTAGTGAAGGGGATGCAGTGAATGACAACTGAGCCAAAACGGTCAAGCGTTGCTTTCAAAATGACGTGCTGCGTTTATAACGAAAACGCACAGCGGATTGTTCGACAATGATTCTACTGGAGGAATTTGATAGGTGGTCGCACCTATGAAAGTGACGAAAGTATTTATCGTAAAATGGGATAGGACAATGGTGCAGAAAGTTCCTGATTGAAACCTATTGTTGTGCGGCGTAGAATTTCTGTAGTGTTGTTGGCACCGGGCTGATCATGATAAATTTGAAACCTACAATTGCAAAGATTGAGCTACCTCCCGAAAATCGGACACTGACGTAAGCTACGATTTGTTGTCTGCTGGTCTTCGAGAAAAGGAGATCAGATATGTCGAAACGCAAGCAGCACTCGCCGGAGTTCAAGGCGAAAGT